ATACTCTAATAAAACAACATTATGTGGTTAAAACTCGTAAGGGATACTACATCTCGTTAGATGAGTTCAGAAGGGACACACTTCCCATATACCAAAAGTACTACAAAAAGTTAAATAACATCAAACATATTTAATTAGCCTCACTTAAGCATAAGGCTATAACTTTGGAGGAAATATGTATTCTCTTAATGAGCTTACTATGATTTCTGATGGCGCAAAAAGGTGGGACAAACAAGAAGAACAACTTAGAAAAAATGGGATCTTAGGATCCATTGATACTCAGATAACTAAGGGTGTTCTTCCTCTGGTCGCACATGAGTTGCTAACTGAAATTGCAACTGTCGCAACTAACAGAGGTGCGAAACCATTTTGGTTAAAAGCTCTTGAAAACTTAGATGTTAAAACCACATCTTATATTGGTTTAAACTATGCATTTATCGGTGTAGGTCAGCAAACTGATGTTACCAACATTTGCATAAATATAGGAAAAGCAGTTTGTATTGAATTGTGGTCTAAAGACTTTGAAAAGACTAATAAGCCTTTATTTGACCGATTATTTAATATGGCTGTTAAAAATCATAATAGCCCTAGACACAGACTTAAAGCTATATCTGCTGTCGCTCAAAGAGAAGGCTATGGTTTAAATAGATGGAATGCAGAACAACAACTTAATGTTGGTCAAGCTATCTTAAATGCTGTTCTTCATTCTTCAAAGCTATTTGAACTTTTTGAATTACCTAGAAAAAATGGTAAGACACAGCCAAAGCAATTAGGTCTTACTGAACTTGGCTCTAAACTTGTAGCAGAACTAACTGAAGATGTGAGATGGTTGTCTCCTATTTTCAAACCTATGTTACAAAAACCGAAAGAGTGGACAGACTTTTCTACTGGTGCTTATCACGATGCTAAATTAGCTAGTCTAGTACCTTTAGTAAGAATGGCTAATCATGAGCAGAAGCAACGTATCGATATACGAACTAAATCAGGTAAAATGGATAGAGTTTATGCTTCTATTAATGCTATTCAAAATACTGAACTAAGTATTAATAAGGTTGTTTATGAGCAAGTAAAAGCTGCATGGCATAGAGGAGATGTCATTAAAAAGTTTCCTCGCATGAAAAAAGTTAGACTTCCTAAAAAAGTAAGTAATTGGGAAGAACTTGATGCTAAGCAGCGCAAAAAAGTAAAGAAAGTAAAAGAGTCAGTTGTTTTAAGAAATAGAGCAATTGATGCTGATATTGTAAACTTTACTTGTGATCTTCAAACTGCTGAAGACTTACTAAAGCACGATAAATTTTATCAGCCACATAATTTAGACAAGCGTGGTCGCATTTATCCAATACCTACATTTAACCATCAGCGTGCTGATCACATACGAGGTATGTTTCAGTTTGCTAAAGGTAAACCACTAGGTAAAAATGGTGCGTATTGGCTTGCTATTAGTGTTGCTAATAGTGGTGACTTTGAAAAAGTAAGCAAGAAAAGTTTAAATGATCGCATTGACTGGGTTAATAAAAATCAAAGAGCAATTTATTTGATTGGAAGAAAACCTGGTCTAACTAGAGACATATGGCAAAGCGCTGACAAGCCTTTTAGTTTTCTTGCAGCTTGTATTGAGTTTGCAGGATACATGGAAGAAGGTGATAATTTTGTGTCTCACTTACCTTGTTCGCTTGATGGTACTAATTCAGGTGTTCAACACTATTGTGCCGCACTAAGAGATGCTGAAGGTGGCGCAACAGTAAATCTAATTCCTCAAGATATTCCTGCAGATGTTTATCAAATAGTTGCAGATAATGTGGTAGATCAAATTAGGTCTGACACTGAAAATCTTGAGATAGCTAAAATGTGGCTTGATTACGGAGTTACAAGATCTGTAGTTAAGCGTAATGTTATGACTTTTGCTTATTCATCTGAAAAGTATGGATTTAAGCAGCAGCAAATGGAAGATCTTATGAAACCATTAGCAGACGATGTGCTTGATGGAATTTTAAGTGAACACCCATTTGGTGAAGATGGTGGTCATAAAGCAGCAAGTTATATTGCTGATAAAGTTTGGAAAGCTGTCAACGTAGTAGTTAATAAAGCTGCTGTTGGCATGAAGTTCATTCAAAGATGTGCATCACTATGTGCACATGAAGCAAAACCATTAACCTGGATTACTCCAATTGGTTTACCTATTGTCCATGCATACCAGCAATGGGACATAAATAGAGTACGTATATTTTTATATGATAAAGAAATAAACTTAGCTAACGCTAGTGTAAATAGTAAAATTACACCAGAAGGCGATGTTTATAAGTGCATCATGTGTAATATACGCACTAAGCCAAAGGGAACTATAGATAAAATTAAACAGCGCAATGCAGCTGCACCTAATTTTATTCATAGTTTAGATGCTAGTCATCTTATGTTTACCGTGCTTGCAGGTATTGAAGATAATATAGAAGATTATCTATTAATTCATGACTCTTTTGCAACACACATGGCAGATACTGAAAGGTTCTTTTATTTAATAAGAGAACAGTTTGTAGCCATGTATGAGCATTTTGATGTCATGCAAGACCTTCACGACACAACATTTGAGCAGCTCAGCCCAGCTGGACGTTCAAATATTGTTGAGACGCCTGAAAGAGGTGAACTAAAAATAAACCAAGTATTGGAGAGTAGTTATGCATTTGCGTAAGCATGACACCACGAAAGAGTGGCAAAGACTCTATGGAGATCGCGTCCATAGAGATGACGAAAAGGATCATTGGATAGCTACTGCTGTTGCTATGGTTCTTGAAAATAAAGCTATACCCGTTGATGTCTTAGCTAATTTAGACATGCACGGTGTAAGCATTAATTGGATTTTTAAAGAGGCAGCAAGTATGTCTCCTGATCCAGATCAAACTAATTGTTATGTCATAGGAGAAGACTAATATGGCGAAAGCTAAGTTTACAAGTCCTAAAGGTACGGCTATGTGGCCGTGGTTATCTAAACCTGATACTAGGTTTGATGCTGAAGGCAAGTATAAAAGCGATCTTCTTGTTAAAAAAGAAGATGCTAAAGAATTTGTTGAAATGGCCAAACAAATTTTCATTGAAGAGTTTGGTGAGAAATCACTATCCAAAGCAAAATGGCCATACATGAATGACGATGAAGCTGGTGGCATAAAAATCCGTGCTAAGTCTAGTAAAAAACCTACGCTATTTGATGCTAAAGGTAACGTCATAAAAGAAGATTTAGCTGTTGGTAACGGCTCAACTGTTAAACTAGCAGGTGTGATGGGAACATATTCTGCAGGAGGTAACATTGGTGTTACTGCATATTTAAATGCTGTTCAAATAATAGACCTTGTTGAATTTGGAGGTTCTCAATTTGAAGAGGAAGATGGATATGTTCATGAAACTACGGAGAGCACAAGTGACGCAACGGAAGAGTTCAACGACTTTTAAGAATATAAAGTTTGTTAATAACTATCGTAGTGGACTAGAAGCTCAAGTAGCAGATCAATTAGATAAAACAGGAATAGAATATGAGTATGAAACTTTACGGTTACCGTACAAGTTAGATGCTAAGTATATTCCTGATTTTATCATTGGAGATATGATTATAGAATGCAAGGGGCGCTTTACATCAGAAGATCGCAGAAAAATGCGACTAGTAAAAGAGCAACACCCTGATCTTGATATAAGAATTGTGTTTTCTCGTTCATCATCAAAAATTAACAAAGGTAGCAAAACCACTTACGCCAACTGGTGTCAGAAATATGGTTTTCCTTTTGCTGATAAATTAATACCAGAACTATGGTTAGGAGAGTAAATGACTCAAACATCAGAAATGATAAACCACATGAAACGTGGTAAAAGGCTTACTAGATTAATTGCTTTGTATGAATACAGAGTTCAAAATATTACTGGTAGAATAGCTGATTTGAGAAAAGCAGGTTGGAATATAAAAACTGCTAAAAAGAGAGATGCTCATAATGCAATATATGCAGAGTATTATCTCGGCAAACCTCATAGATTATCAAATTAAATAGCGGGGCTTCGGCCCCGTTTTTTTTCAGGAGTTTAAATGTTAGATTTGAACGCAGATAAAGTTTGGAAGCAAGCATTAGAGGATTGTGGAAAAGATTACCATTATGAAAGTAATCCTAGACATCTTAAAATAAGAGAAAGAATTAATTATAATTATACTGT